TCCGCCCCGCAATGGCAGGGGGCGAGCCTATAGTGTTCTCAACTGCCGAAGAGCACAGCGTGCGCAAGGTGAGCAAGTGGCTCATGGGCGACAACGTGTTTGTATATGCAATGGATCAGCGCAAGACCGACAACACTGCCGTCCACGCTGCTATTCAGAAGTTCGAGCCTGAAGAAAAATACACATCGACTCGCGAGGACTGGGAGGAAAACACCACTGCTGACGGAGAACCTAAAGGCACGTTCAAAAAAATCGAGGCCAAGATTCCTGTAAATGAGATTAAGGCTCGCAATATAGTCTTTTGCCGCACTCCCGAAGATGCCCTGAGCGTTTATTATGCTATGCGCTCCCTGCGCATCGACAAGGCTGACGACCAGCACTTCAAAGATTTCTGCTGGTATCATGTGGCTTTCGCCATCGGACGGAAAAACTTCTGGTATATTGAACGTGGCGAGTGGAAGCAAGAGAAACTCGACTTTAGCTCCATACAATATCAGAAGATGAACCGCTTTGCTGAGCGTGTCATCATCCTCTTCCCGAACGATATTGCCTCACAGCGCGACTGCGGAGCTATAGCCACTAAGTTCAGCTCTGTGCATTATGCCATGCTGCCTGAAGGCTTCCGCTCTCGATATTGCATGCGCTGGCAATGGCTCTATGGATGCTCGCCAAGGTCGGTGCGCGACTATCTGCTGACATACATTATGAACGCGGAAGAAAATTTCCAGTTCGACCACGACCTGCGCCTTCCGCTCTACTCCCGACTGCGCGGTGCCAGAATTACGGAACCGTTCGAGATAGAATATCCTCGCGACCCTCGGAGCGGTAAGCAAAAGCCACCTACATGCAAGGTGTCACCTACCAGATTGTGGCTCTTTATGACGGCTCACGGATATTATCGTATGATCGATCCTGAGAGCACCGACCTCGTGGGACAATATATCCACCTCAACAAGTGCTTCGTGGAGTATATCGACGCTAAGAGCATCATCCAGGCGGCTAAGACGCTGTTGTTGGAATATATCGAACAGGCTTGGCGGCACAACGACACTGAGCAACGCCTTATGTCCGATTGCGCCAACATGATTGACAAGACGTTTTCAGAGAAGTCTGCTGGCGGATTGCAGAGCATGGTGATCAACTTTGCCGATGCGTTTGATGAGAAGACGGAATATTTCTACTTCAATAATGTGGCTCTGAAAATCACACCTGACAGAATATATCCGGTATCTTACGACGACATCAACTTCTTCATCCCATCGCTTGCCAAGAAACCTTACGATTTCACGATGAGGGCCTTCAAGACGCCGTTCACCATTACCGAACGCCAGGAATACCGCAACCGATTGGAGGTGATAGACAAGAAGGAGCAGATGAGAAATGAGGATGGGTCTTTGGTGTTCTCTACCTTTGAGATCGGACAACTTAGAGCCGACCTTGAAGAATGGGCGCAAACCTACCGATGGGAAGTCGACTGGCAAGGTCAGCGCGAGCAAGACTTATGGCCAATATTGCGTATCGTGCGCGGCTGTTCCAACGTCCTTTGGGAGCAGGAGCAGGAAGCGCAACGCAACAAGAAAACATTGACGGATGAGGAACAAGCCATTATAGGCGCGCATTTTGTCAACATGATTTCCGCTATCGGCCGCTTGTGTTATCGCTCCAACAAGGGGATGCTGCCTGTTTGCCCTTACTTCCTCGAAGACGACATTCCCGACGAGAAGCAGGCCACTGGCGGCTCGGGCAAGTCGCTTATCGTCAAACTTGTGGTGGGCAGCGCGGTTAATGTGCTCGATGTGGATATGAAGCGTTTCATTACGGTTACTGATGCTAAGTTCGAACTGGGCAAGTTGTCTTCCGAACCCTACAAATACAGAGTGCTGCATTGGGAGGATAAACCCAAGTCTTTTCCTATGAAGTATTTCTACAACATGGTCACATCGGGTCTGACGGTCGAGAGAAAGATGGTCGATCCCGTGACGTTCTCTGCCGAGGATGCGCCTAAGAGCGTTATCACCTGCAACTATCCGATGTCGGACGACGACGATTCTACGGTTGGACGTTTCCCTCTCGTGAGCTTCTCCAACCGTTTCGCGCGAGCCAATCCGCAGAAGCACAAGGCTGCGCGTCTGCCTTCTGCATTGATGAAAAACTTCAGTATGAAACCGGAGGAAATTGACGACGCCGACCGCAACCAGACCATCTACCTCTGTGCCTTGGCTGTTCAGTTCCTCATGCGCTTCCACACTTTCGCCATTGCTCCGCAAGGCAACGTGCGCCGCCGCCAGATGGTTCAGAAACTCACTGAGAGCATTGTCCGCTACTTCGAGTGGTTCTTCTCTCGCAACGAGGTCTACGGCGTGCCTGTCTGCACAGACGATATGTTCAACGAGTTTATGCGCGATTGGGCTGATGCTTCCGAGGGCAAGTCGAAGGAGTATAGTCGTGCTACGTTCAAAAAGAAAATTTACGACTATTGCGAGAATATGTCGATCACCTGCAACCCGAAGCACCTCTTCGAAAACGAGAGCGACAAACAGCGCAAATGCTTCAAATTGCAGACATGGGTCACGCAGGAATACTTCACAGGCCAAGAGTGGGAAAACGACAACACTATTGAACCGAAGTTTATACGTTATATCCAAACGTCTAAGCATGTGTTCTTCTTCTACCGCCCTGGCAAGGATGTGATACCGAAAGATTACCGTGAGCTCAAGCGCATCGCCAAGCAGTTTGCCGAACGTCCCGACCCATTGCCTTACCGCAATGACGATGGCAGCATCACTACTCTCACCAATGAGGAAAAGGAGCGATGGGAAAACAATAAGACGCGCAAGCAGGGCAGACGTTTTGCCATGTCTGCTTCAGTGGTTCCTAATGTAAAAACTGATATGCCGTTTTAAAACGATGGCATTATAAATAAACACTATAGATGAAATCTTTGAAATATAGGTCGAATATGAGACTGCATTTTGATGAATATAATTTTGGCGTGATGCTCTACTTCTTAGGGCTTCTGTCTCTCGCTGGTGGTATGTTCCTGTATAAGGTGGATGGCGATGATTGTGTTGGCAGAATTATAGCAACCATTGTCATTACCATGGGTCTTTTTTCCTGGTACTTGGCTTTCCACTTTATTGAGTCATATTTCCGCAGGGAGAATGAAAGAATACGTCGTGCTGCCAATCTTGACGGTTTGAAGAATCGTCTTCACACTATGCTCAAGACCGCTCAAGACCGATGCCTTGCCGACCCCGACGAGGCTAATGTGGCCCGATGTGCTGCAATTAAAGATGTCCTGAATATAGTGAGCGACTTTGAAAGTTAATGATTATAGAAACAAAAAATTACTGAACTGCATTATGGATATTAAAGTTGAAATACCTGAAGGCAAGAAACCTGAATGGAGAAAGGTTGACGGTAATCTTGCGCTTGTTCTTGTAGACGAAGAACCTGAATATTCTTTCGAGAGCATCAAGACTTTTGCTGATGCTTGCGCAAAACTTGGGATAAATGCTGATGTATTTAATGTCTGTAACGGTGTAGACCAACAGGCGCAAAGGCAAGCGCAAGCACTCTATAAACTGCTGATCGTTCAAAAGGCTATCAACAAAGGCGTTTCGTGCGATAAAAATGGCCAGACTTATAATCCTTATTGGATTCTCTACACCATGGATGAAATGAAGCGCATGAGTGGGGAGAAAAAATTGAGTAAGGGTGTTAAGCATATCCTATCTTGCACTTGTGCGGATCTTTCTATGTATTCCGGTGTCGGCAATTTGTTTGTGCTGAATCGCGATGCAGAGCCGATTCTGAGTATGTCTTTCCCCTTGTGCTTTAATAGCGAGGAAGCAGCACTATATGCAGCCAAGCAGTTTGAGAGCCTTTTTTTCGACTATTACGGTATCAAGGTACAAGTATGATGAAAGTTTGATGAATATTAACAATAATTTTTTTTACAATGGCAAGTTTTAATTTTTCCCCCGACTTATTGAGCCTCAATGGAGCAAAAGTCCTTACTAATCTCGACCCCAATCATCCTGATTGGCCGTATGTGTGCATCCCCGCACCTTTAAACCCCATCACTCTTACTACCTCAAAGAAAGATGGTAATAAGCTGATGGCTTTCCTGAAATTAAACATGTGGCCGCTCAGC